CGTCCCGATGGGACTGGAATGACTGTTTTAGAGCTTCATGTTGAATGGCGCACATAAGGAAACAGTTACGTGATCGGGCTAAGCAGGTAATAGAAAGCGCAGTGCATAGGCCTGTTTTTGTAAACAGGACAAAACAAGTGAGCCCTAACGATCTGCCTTGCGTGGTGATTACGACTGATACAGATCAAGTTAGTTATCAAGCGCTAAACACAACCACAAGGGATATTGCTTTAAACATAAGAGTATTTGAAAAGGCGTTGTTCGATGTTGATGACCTGCTGGATGGGCATTGCGTCAAGATCGAAAACGCTTTGATTGATGACAGCTTAGGCGCTAGCGAACTGCAATTTACTTCAACGGCTTTGGATTTTTTTGGTGAAGGTGACCAGCCAATTGCGGTAGCAACGATGCAATACACAGCGCGGTTTTTTGATGTGACAGACCCAGAACAGGTTATTTAATAGGAGTTAAAAAATGGCTTTTACGATGGTTGGTACTAAAGTCGAGATGGAAAACACTTTAGGGACAAATAAGACAATTACCGCAATATCAAAGGCGGCTGAAGCATCTATCACCGCAACGCATGATTTTGCAGTTGGCGACATTATTGTCATTGATAACGTCTCAGGCATGAACGAGATCAATAAAAAAGCGGTTCGCGTTAAGACGGTATCAACAACCGTTTCATTTGTTGCTGAAGGTTTGGATTCTACTGGATTCTCTACATATACCTCTGGCGGAACTGCAAACAAGGTCGCTACCTGGGTGTCATTTGACAATATCCAGCAATTTTCAATGCCTGACGGAAACTTGAACAAGATCGATGTTACGGCCATTTCTGATCTTACCAAGAAAGAGATCGCGGGCTTTGAGGATGCTATTTCCGCAACGTTAACCGTTTACTCAGACCCAATGGCTTCTCATATGGTCGCTGTGCGTGCTGCTCGTGCTGCTGGTGGCGATAGAGCTTTTCGTGTGACGACTCGTAACGGTAACGTAGCAATATTCAATGGCGAGGTTGCTGGTGGTACTGGGCTAGATGGTTCTGCTGGTGCTGTGGCTACTTCTCAGGTGAGCGTAACACTCACCGGTGCTGTTCAATGGTTTGCTAGTTAATGCAACTCTGTTGCATTAGGAGAACAAATGGTTACTGGTGAGCGCATAAGAGAATCAAGAAAGCTAGACGTTTCTGTTGGTGAATTAAAGTTTTTTGGAAGACGGCCTTCATTTTCAGAGGCGTCTGATTTGCTAAACGCAAAAGCAAATTGTTATGACGTTTCTAGAAAATTTATTACTGGTTGGGAAAACGTAAAAGAACGTCATATTTTTCCTGGAGGCTCAGATGATAACGTTGAGTTTTCCGATGATGTTTTTAACGAATTCATTTCTGATTCTCCAGAGGTTGCAGTGGCTATATCAGACGCTGTGCTGGCTGCATTTAATGCGTATATGTCAGCGAAGGAAACGCTCCAAAAAAACTGATTGACTGGTTTGAGTATCAGAAAATTCAGAAAATAATTCCTGATGCCAAACCAGTAAAACTAGCAGAACAGAATTATAAAGCTTTGCTGGCCTATGATCTTATGGGGTCAAGGCTTGATTGGAACTGCGTAGAAGCGGTTTTGGAGTATTTAAGCGTCGATAATTTTGAATTGATTATCGATCAGATTTTAGAAATTATCTCATACCAAAAATCGATCAGTAATGTCTAAAACAATCATTGAAATCGTTGGGAAAGACAGTACAGGGTCGGCTATTTCGTCCGTTCAGGACAAGCTTTCAGGTCTCGCGGGAAGTGCGTTAAGAGCAACCACTGCAATCTCAGCAATCGGCGCAACGACTGCCATTGCTGGCCTTGCTGCGATGACGCGTTCTGTCATTGATGCTCAAGATGCTTTATTAAAGTTATCACAAAAAACAGGAATTACCGTTGAATCATTAGCTGGTATTGGGTTTGCTGCTGATCAATCGGGTGTAGAAATTGAAAAAGTTGGCAAAGCTGCTAGGCAATTTGGCATTCTTATAGCTGAAGCAAATTCCGGTAGCAAGTCAGCAATAGATTCATTAAACAACCTGGGCATTGCTTACACTAAGCTAAAAGACGCAACGCCAGAAGATCAGCTATTAGCGCTTGCTGACGCGCTGCAAAAGTATTCTAAAGAAGACCGCGCAATTGCTTTAACGTCAACGCTTGGCGATCGCATGGCGGATTTGGTGCCATTGCTTGCGAATGGATCACAAGGACTTAAACAGCTAATCGAGGAAGGTAAAAGGTTAAATCCTGTAACGGCGGAATCTGCTGCTGCTTCTGAACGGTTTAATGACAACCTGGATAGATTATCAAAAGCAGCTGGATCGGTCGGCATTTCAATTGCTAATCAAATATTACCCGCTTTAGCTGGATTCACTGAGCGCGTTGTAGAAGCGCAGCGTGAAGGTAATGTTTTAATTGGAATATGGCGCGGTCTTAAAGAGGTATTCTCAGGAACAGCCGGTCTTGATGAGATTGGTAAAAAGCGTAAAGAAGTTCTGGATATTAACGCAAAACTTCAGAACGAGCTTAAACCTGGTGCCTTTGGCGATGCGTTTAAAGATGACAATAAGATTGAGTTTTTAAAAGTTCAGCTAAGAGAGGCAACTAAAGAACTTCAGGGCTTAGTAGAAAAACAAACTTCTTTAGATAAAGCTTTACGCGCTAGCGATGAAGGCACAAAACGATTTGCCGCCTCAACAGCAAATTCAAATGCGGCGGTTAAATCAGCTGGCGGCAATATTAAAAAGCTCACTGATGAGCAAAGACGCCTTGTTGAAGAACAAAGAAAAATCCAAGCGTTATTTAACGAAGGTCAACGGTTAACCGAGTCTCTTGATCCGTGGATTAAGCGCAATAGTCAAATAAAGCGTTATGTTGAGTTGCTTCAAGCTGGGGCAATTGAGCAAAACATATTTAATAAAGCTGTATCAGAAGCAAATACCGATTACGAAAAAGCAGCTGGAATACTGGTAGACAGCACAGAAGACGCCGTTAAAGGCGTCAAGAATCTTGGCGAATCGTCACAAAAAACATTCGACGATATGTCCCAGTTTGCTATTCAGGCGGCTAGAAATATCCAAACATCATTCGCTAATTTCTTTTTTGATCCATTTGATAATGGACTTAAAGGACTGGTGGCTGGTTTTGGCGATGCAATTCGTCGGTTCATTGCTGAAGCGGCTGCATTAAAAACAATCCAAGGTTTAGGGTTAGGCAATTTAGTTGGTGTTGGTGCTGGTGGCGCTGGTGCTTCTGCTGGGTTATCTGCATTAAACGCGGTGAGTATTGCTGGCGCTTTAAAAGATGGCTTTTCTACTGCTAACACAACATTAACCAGCGCGCTGGGCGGTGGCTTCCAATCGCTTGGCACGATGTTTGGAAGTAAAGCGGTCACGTCATTTGGTGCTGGGCTAGCTGGGCAGATAAGCAGATTCTCAAATATTGGCGGAGCTGGTACGGCTTTTATAGGTGGCCCTGGCACTGCGCTGGGTGGAACTGGATTAAGTGGCGGCGCTGCTGCTAGTCTTGGTTCTTCGTTTGCAGCCGCTTCTGCTCCATTGCTAATTGCGGCAATATCAACGTCGATTCTTAAAGGCTTGGCAGGTGACAAGCAAATAGGCGGCGGGTTTGGTAAAGCGCTGAATACTGTTGGGAATATTCCTATACTTGGCGATCTTCTTCCGGTTGTTCCTTTGTTGAATAGCTTATTTGGTCGTGGCCCTCTTAAGCAAAAAGAAACCAATCTAATTGGAAACTTCACGGCTGAAGATTTTCAAGGCGTTACTTCAACTAAGTTTAAAGCGCAAGGCGGTTTGTTAGTTGGAGATAAGACCGAGCGCGTGAAAATAGACACTGATACAGGAAAGGTCATTGATGATTTCACAAGCAAATTGGATAAGTTTGCTTCTGAAATGTCAAAGGCATCGAAAGAGATCGGGCTATTTTTAGATAACAGCATTAAAGGAATCTCTACTCAATTTCGTGGCATAGCTAAAGATTTAGGCTTATCAACAACGGCCATCGATAACTTTTCAGCAAGTATCAACATTGCTACCGAAAAAGGCAAAGGCTTTACTGATGAGCAATTAGCTGAAGAAATTGGGCGCGTTGCTGACAAGATGGCGCTTGAGTTGATGCCTTCATTAGAAGACCTCGGCAAGGCTGGCGAATCAGCTTCTCAAACTCTATCAAGAATCGGCGCTGAATTTAATGTTCTTGTCGATGCTGCGACTAATTTAGGCCATTCATTAGCGCAATCAAATGCGTTTATTAAAAATGTATCTATTGAAGCAAGAACGGCTTTTGTTGATGCGGCTGGTGGTATGGATGCGCTAGCGTCAAAAACCGCTTTTTTTGCTGAAAATTTCCTTACTGCTGGCGAGCAATTAGCTCCCGTAATGGAGTTAGTGGCTAATAAACTTAATGAATTAGGTCTTTCAGGAATTAAAACGCGCGACCAATTCAAAGAAGTTGTTCAGTCGTTTGGCAAAGTTAACGGCATATCAAAAGAAACGCTTTTTGCATTATTAGATTTAGCGCCTGCTTTTGCGAAAGTTACTAATTCTATAGAGTCTGCCACTGAAGCAGCTATTTCAGCGGGTGAAAGGCAGCTATTGTTAGCAAGACAATCAGCGTCTCAAGATAGAGACCCTAGGGTAAGAGATGGCAGAACTAGGCAGACAGACCAAGAAAAAGCAGCTAAAAATCAAGCCAGTATAGATAAAGAAGTTCAAGGCGTTGAGTCCGCATTCAAGATTATTGAAGCGCAAGCAGAACTAAGATTTAAAAAAATCAATGAAGCAATTACTCAAGCTGATAGCTTTATCAATGATCAGATTCGCGCGGCTGAGGCCGGTTTTTCTTTCATTGACTCATTAAAAGAGTCTGTTGCAGATATTACAACATCAAGCAGATCAGCAGCTAAAGCGCAGCTAGATGCAGCGATTCAGGTTGTAAGAATTACTGGCGACATTAAAAAGGTTGATACGCCAGAGTTAAGGGGCGCTATTGAGCTATTAAAACAAGAACGCCAAGACTTGTTTTCTAATAGAAAAGGATTTGAGCAGGACAAGGCTACCACAGCGCAAAAGCTAAATGAATTAGCAACACTAGGACAAAACAAAACAGAAGAAACAATTAAAACTCTTAAAGATCAACTGGGAACACTTAAATCTTTATTAGAAGGCCAGGAGTTACAAACTCGGGTTTCTTTAGAGCTGGCCAGATCGCAAGCGTTAGGAGTTGGCGCAAATGTTGGAGAGACAAAAGACCAGGCTTTGGTTGAAGGGCAATCATCTGGATTTAGCGATGCATTAAGAAAAGCAAGATTGTCTATTCTTG